TCGTTGCGCGTGCAGATACAGCGTGAAGCGGATTATGCGCTGGACTGTATTATTGAGGGCATGACTGGTGATGACGCTTGGTCTTCCTCAGTTTGTGCCCGGTTGGTGATCAGTTCCCTTTACTATACCGGTGCCCATGTGCGTGATTTTGCAGGCCGACCGACAGCCATCCGTGCTGATCTGCTCGAACTTCGTCCGCAAATCAGCGAGGCTGAAGAATATATCCGGCGCGAGATATCCGCAGTTTTATTTGATCATTTGCTTGAACAAATCCGGCATAAGTCTCTGGCTGAAGCTGAGATACCGTTGGTTTGTTCGCTCCGTAGGGCGATAGGTTTTTGGATCAACAAGCAGTTGCCGGCATTCCGTGTGGAACTGGCGAATGTGGTTAACTTGTTGGAGAGGTGTCCGGACGATTTTCCGGCGTATAAGGATAGCGATGCGTATAAGGTAAAACATTTTGAATACTATAAAAATGAAAAAGAAGACACCTGCTACTTTTGGGGATAGGTTGATCAACTTCCATCTGCCGGATGCATGGCACAAGCTGGAGCAATGGCAATTGCGTTATGTGTGTTATATCATGACCCGTTTTGATCCGGTCACGGCAAAGACATATATCTTTGTCCGGCTGCTGGGAATCACTGTATTGCGCAGACAGGAGGACGGGTGGGTTTGTTCTGTTCGCAACGGATGGAAAAAGGTTCGGTTCTTTGTTCATTCGTGGCAAGTACAGTCTTTCCTGCACATGCTGGATTTTATCGAG